ATCGCCGAACGGAACCAGCAAAACTAACGTTTAAACAATTACAAGCATGACAACAACAGAACGGCACTTGACCAACATGATGCTAATAGCAGGACAACGCTGGATAGAAACCGGGAAACCAGAAGATCTGGCGACCCTGCACCGACGTATCAATCAACTCCAGCATTATCGGGACCTTGTAAAGGCTCAATGTGCAGGTAAAAATCGAGATCCTCGATATGTGCAAGATGTTTCTGTACGCAAAACGCACGGAAAGCGGCTTCAGTCTCGGCAATCCTCGAAACGCACCCTTGAATATCGATCGTACAAAAAACCTCTCTGCAATCGTCAGCAAGAGGCAAGTTGTCGGAGATCTCACAAGAGCAGCACGGAAAGCACACCTCAAAGCAACGCAGCAGTTTGCGGATTTTTGATACTTCTTTCGTCTTTACCACGATAGAAAATACGCAACTGGACCATAGTCTGATCGGGTTCTTGGGCATCATAGAGAACTTGATTAAGTGGTTAGATTCTACAAGTTAGTTAAAAGTTTCGAAAATACAACGTTTAAACCGACTTTAACCATGTTACCGGAACTGGAACCCTACATCGCCCGGTATTACGACAAGTGGCTTAACTATTCGCAGTATATCTGCACACGTTTGGGCATCCGACGCGAAGCGTATGACATTATGGCTGATGTCCTTGTTGAATTTTGCAGCAAATCGGACGAATCTTTATCCGATTTGTTGGCCTACGAACAACGAGGAGAGTGCAAACTGCTTATGTGCATTATAAAGGCGATCAGATTCCGGGCTGTTGACTTTATTCGACAAAAACGGGTGGTTTCTTGTGATATAGAAAAGCATGTATATCATTTATCAGCCCCGGATAACGATGATCTTCAGGCCGAAATCTCCAACGAAATGCGCGAAGCCGAAGCGATGTTTCGGGATGACAGCCTTGTGATCCCAGTTGCCACGTCAACAAAAACAACCATTTCAAGAGGTGTGTGGTTTAGTGGATACATTTACAAGCGCTCCTGTCCGGAAAAAGCGAGATTGCAGATTGTGTATCGAGCACATATCTACGCCCGCGGGAAACAGCTCAAACAGCTTGCACGTCCAACTCGCAGCGAAGCTATGGCTGCCATGCTCCAATATCAGATGCAACATACCATCTAAAACGAAACAATTTAATACCACCATAATGATTATGATACGTAAATGGATGAAAAAACTTCTCGCACCGATCGTGCGAGAAGCTGTAAAGCAAGAATTAGCTGCTATCCGGACCGCCGAAAAAGAGGCGGCAATCAAAAATGCGCTACAAGAAATTCGTAGCCCCAAAAGGCGGCTAATGACCCCAGAAGAGATGCAGCGTTATATTGGTCATTAGCCGTTTGAGATTCGACATAAATATGAGCCACATGATCGTAAATATATTCATCAGGTTGACAAAATATACGTTCGTCCGGACTGGCCTCCAAATATTTGTCTTTGCATATCGGCTCCCCTTTGCAGAAACTAAACCCCATAAGGTCGCAGAATTGCTGCAATTTCGAGAAATCATAGACCTCCTTGTCTACGTTTTCAATCACAAATAGAAAATGGCTCTCCATGACAATCAATTTTAGTTAAATAGGTTTTGCACCCACAAGTTAACTAAAAATCCCGTGAATGCAAAGGCATTGTTTCGGAGCGATACCGACACGGGAGCAAAAACAAGGTTTTAAACGGCTTTAAACACGGTTTTAATGATACTGCCAAACGACATACTGATACGCGCGACCCCCGACGGGCAAACCGTCTGGGTGTCGCAGCGTATGGTATGCGAGGCATGCGAGCTTACAGATGAATATATGTGGGTCACTCAAACTCGCTACAAATCCTCCCTTCCTCCCTCGTGGCGGAAGGTCGCCGATCAGACGGAGTTCTTCCTGGGCGACAAACCCGGCAAGGCCTGGCGTTGGGGCCGCAAGGGCGGGCAGTATTACTACGACTACGACCATATCCCGAACCGGAAACCGACCTGCTACCGGGACCTGCTGCCCTCGAAAGAGGAGCTGATCGGCGCCGTCGAGGATCAAAAGTTGGACAGCAGCCGTACCCGTCGGAATCGGATTGTCGACACACTGGATGAGAAGGTGAAGAATTACGAAAGCGTCGACGATTTCATCTATTTCTCGACTTTCACAATCGGAGACAAGGATATTTTTGACACCAGACGGGCGCGGGACTTACAACAGGCCGCTGCGTGGTGCCGGTTCCTGAAGAATGCCCCGGCCCTGATCGAAAACGGGTCTTTGGGCTTTCGAACCCTGACGGGATTATACAAGGTTTGTGCGGCCCGGATCGAGAAACTGGACCTGACGGGCTTCCGCATCAAATCCGCGGAATCGCTCCGGAAGAAGATCGCCGCCCTGCCCGACGGGGAGGCGATGCTGGCAGCCCTGGTGTCGGGCAAGTACTGCAACGACAACCGCCGGATCCTCGGCAAGTCCGAGATCGTGGACTACGCGACGGGCGAGGTGATGAAGTACGACGCGCACCAGGCGACGATCATGTCCTACTGGCTCAATCCGGGCCGCTCGCAGAAGGATTCGAAACAGACGCTCTACGGGCTCTACGCCTACGACATGGAGTGCCTGAACATTGAGCCTGTGAAGCTGTCGACCTTCACGCACTACATCAACAAATGGGATAACCGATATTTGTCCGCCGCCGAGCGTCACGGCAAGGTCTACGCCAAAAACGCGTTCCGGCCTTATGTGCCCTCCAAGCCACTCGAATACGCCAATTCGCTGTGGGTTTCCGACGGTTCGGGCGTCGTTCCGTACCGCTATCAGGACCAGTACGGCAAATGGGGAACAATGAAGATGTACACCATGCTTGTTACGGACGCTGGCAGTCGCTACATAGCGGGTTATGCAGTCAGTAGCAAGGGTCAGCACGCCGAGGACCCTCGAATGCTGCGCGACGCGATGCGCATGGCGTTGCTTGATAACGGCAAGACCGAGGTAATGGATTTCCTGTCGGACAACCACGGAGCCTATACCGGGGCCGAATCACAGGCATTTTTGTCATTGGCCTGCGCCCATCACCGCACCATTGCGCCGCACGATTCGCAAGCAAACCCCGCGGAAATGATCTTCCGACTGTTTAAGCGCCATTTCAAAAGTTACTTCAACCTCCCGGAAACCTCATGGGATGCCCGGAGCCTGGAAAGCATGGCAAATCCGGACTATCGTTATCTTATGTCTTTGCCGACCTTCAGCGAGGCGCAGGAACTGCTCGGCAACGCGATCCGTGAGTGGAACACGACGCAACTCAAATGCGGCATGACGCCGGAACAATGGTTCCGGGAGTTCAAGAATCCGGCTGCCGGGCAGTACGACGCGCGCCGTTACCGGATGGTGACGGGCGAGGTGTCGAAATGCGACATCAGCTATGCGCGTTCGATTCTCGAGGTCGAACGCCAGGGCGCCAAATATAAGTTCGACATCCCGACGGATGCGGCAACCGTGGGCCTGATTGCCCGGCATATGGGGTACGCTCCGAATCTGAAGGTAACGGTATATTGGGATGCCGAAGGGGCCGATCTTTACACGCCGGACGGGGTCTATATGTTCACCTGTGCCCCGGCTCCGCTGGCCTCGAAAACATACGCAGAAGCTACGCCCGATGGGCTGCGGGCCCTGGGGCACCACATACAGAAGGGCGAGACCTATGACGCCATCACGGAGGAGTTCGTCGATGATGTGATCCGCGCGAAGGCCATCCTGTCTCCGAATTACCTTTTCAACATCCGGGACAACGCCACCAAGGAGGATTACAACGCCATGCACGAGCAGATCAGCGCCGCCGAATATGAACGGGGCCGCGCGAAGCTGGAGGCCAAGAAACAACGCGCCCGGGAGCGGGAGCGAAAGAAGGCAGACCAGGTCCAACAGCAGGCAGTGATCGACTACCACAAAAATCACATTTCCGATTTGTCAAAATACATCAAATAACCGCCTTATGGAAAAAATCAAAAAAGACGAAATCATTACTGCCGCCAAACAGTACATGCAGCGGCACGGCATGTCGCAGAATGCCTTGGCGAGGACTTGCGGAATCAGCGCGTCGTATCTTTCCAACCTGCTGAACGGGGTCTATGAATACAAATCCGGCCCTGACAAGGTTACGGAGATCGCCGACCGCTATTTCATTGCGATCGCATCGGTGATCGGCTTCGAGATCGAGCAAACCTTTTGGAAGGTGGAGCCTACGCCGCAGTTTGTGATCGCCATCTCGGCTCTCGAACGTGCGCATCTGAACTGCACCGCACGTTTCGGCGGCGTGAAGATGATCATCGGCGAAAAAGGCTGCGGCAAGACCACGGCGATCGACCAGTACTGCAAGGCCAATCCGACCAACACGTTTCGTGTGACGATCAACGCCGAGGACGGCATCCATGACATTCTCGAGGAGATCGGTCGCTTGCTCGACATCGACATGCCAACGAAAAAAGGCGCACGTCTGCGCTTGATCGGTTCCGAGTTCCGGCGCCGTGCGCTGTGCGGGGAGCGCAACATGCTGATCCTCGACGAGGGTGAGAACACCAAACTGCCGGGTATCCGGGCCTATAAAGCCATCTATGATATGATCAAGGGATATGCGGCCTTTGCGATCGCCGGAACCGCCGATCTGCTGAAACTGCTCGACAGGCTCGAACTGCGCGGTGTCAACGGCGTGCCGCAGTTCAAAAGCCGGATGAAGGCGAACACGATTATTCTGCCGCCGATCGACCGGAAATTCGAGAACTTCATGTATAAGGTCAAGGATGAAAACCTCCGCAAAATCCTCGTCGAGCTCTGCACCGATTACCGAGAGCTCAACGACTACCTCGAGCCTGCGATCATCGCCGCGCACAAGGACGGCGTGGCGCTCACGGACGACTATTTCAGAACCATGTACGGCATAATGAAAAACAACAACAATGGGACAGCAAAACGGTATTAAAATCAGCCCGGAACTGATCGCGGAATTGCGCAGGTTTGCCGGGACAGTCGCCCAAACCGGGGCAAGCATCAACGAGATTATGAGTGTCGCGGATGCGATGCGGCAGACCTTCCTCGACAATTATTCGAAGGAGGCCCTGAAAGCGATCAAAACCATCAAATCGTAATCAGTATGCCCGAGATCATCGAACTAACCAAATCATCGGCGGCAAGTCTGGACTGTCTTTCATACATGATCGAATTGCGCCGTAAAAACATTCTCAAAGCAGAAAGTTTTCTGATGCAACACAGGGACAGCCTGTCCCCGGAGCGGATCGCGCAGATCGAGCAAGACCTGGAAGACATGCGTTCTGGCCTGCATAACATGGAGACCGACTATTGCAGTATCGCCGGGGAACCTTACACCGACAAACGTAATTCTTAATCAATATCACTATGAAAGACGAACTGAAAGACATGACCGCCGACCAACTGGAACAGCTGCTCGAGCAGAAGCGGGCCGAGGAGCGCCAGGCCGCAGACAAACGGCGCCGGGACTATGAGGAGACGCGGGCCGACTTCGTGAAGCGTATGGCAGCCGAAACCCGCAATATCACTGGCCGGGTGCGCGAGTTCTACGACCTGGTCGTGGCCGAGACCGATGCTTTCCGAAAAATCATGCAGGAGTACGGAGCCACGCGCCGGGACGACCAGCTCGGCTACTCGGTGCAGGAGGGAGACTTCCGCCTCGAGGTGAAATGCAATCGGGTAAAATGCTTTGACGAACGGGCCGACGTGGCCGCCGCCCGGCTGATCGACTTCCTGAAGGCATGGATCGGCGGACGGGAGAAAGGGGCCGACGATCCGATGTACCAGTTGGCAATGACGCTCCTGGAGCGTAACCGCAAGGGCGATCTGGACTACAAGTCCATCAGCAAGCTGTATGATCTCGAGGCGCAGTTCGGCGATCCCGAATACTCGCAAATCATGCAACTGTTCAAAGAGAGCAACGTCGTTAACGGCACCGCCATAAACTTCTACTTTCACCAGCGCGACGAGCGCGGTGTATGGCACAGAATCGAACCGTCATTTAACCGCATGTAACTATGAAACTTGGACTTTTGGAATGGATGTTTCTTATCTTTTTCGTTCTTAAATTGGTCGGTGAAATAGATTGGTCCTGGTGGTGGGTAACATGCCCGATGTGGATTATCCCTCTTATCTACCTTGTTCTTTTCGCCTGGTTCTTATGCGGAGAGATTTATAAAAAAATCAAATCCTAATTCCCGAACGGTTTTCTGCGGCGGTTCGATTCCGCCGCCGGGAGCAACATGATTAAATTAAATATTGTAACAAAATGACCGAATTCGAACGCGGCGCAAAGGTTCGCCGGATCAATACCCTGATGTCGGCCTGCCGCCTGATCCCCAATCGGGAGGACATCCTGGCGTTGTGGGATGCCCGCAGCTATGACGAACTTACCGACAATGAGATCGTCGCCCTGCAGGCATATATGGAGTTTGCCCACCGTGCCAAGACGACCCCGGCCTCTGACGCGATCCGGCGTCTCCGGTCGCAGGTCCTGGCACACCTGACGAAACTCGGGATGTACGCTTTGCCCGAGGATTGGACGAAGGTGAACCGTTTCCTGCTGCAGCGGCGGATATGCGGGCGTCTGCTCTATATGCTCGATGCGCAGGAACTGCAAGCACTGGTGCGCAAACTGCGGGCCATCGGAGACAAGAAGCCCGCCACGACCTCACGGCCTTCGGTTCAGGTGACGCCGATCTACATCATTCCGGGAGGCGGTCCGACCGTGGTGAACTGACATAAAAAAGCCCTGCAATATTGCTATCACAAGGCCGACCTGCTACAAAGATAGTCAATAATTGCGGAAAATGGCATACAACAACAAAAATCACATCCGAAAACGTGAGCATGCGGTGCGGATCACGAAGCAGTACTATGAACCCGGGCGGCAGGATAGGTGTCTGAAATGGGTGTGGAAAAAGTACATCTACGACCAGTTTCATGTCGAATATGCTGCCTATTTGTCCTGGCTCCGCAAAGAACGCGAACGCACGCAGCAGGACATCCGACAACCAACTCTGTTCGATTGATTTTATTCAGGGCTTTCGATCTGCTTCAGGTTGAAAGCCTTGTATTTTTCCAATTCACTCACAACCTCCGGATACTTTATTGGTAAACCGTCAATGAAACGATCAATGTCTTCTATTAAGTATTGCCGTCGCTTTAGGATAGCTGATTTCCGCACCAGTTGAGCGATGGCACTTTCCCAGTAGCGGCGGTAGTTTGAGGCGAGAGAACAGTATTTCTCACGGATCATCTCGTCAATATCCATTTTATCAGGGTGTTCAAGGTGTTCAAATTCCTGCGGGGTGATGGTTGTCCGCCAATTCGTCTCAAATTCGTTGATCCCTTTTTTTAGAATTGCAGAATAGTTGGACTGTCCGGATAGCCCTTTGAGTTCTTCAATGATATTACGAAGATTTTCCGCTTTCTTGAGTAGTGTGTGGTCCGAATTACACTCTTGAAACTCGCGCATAGAGGCAAGTGCAACGTGTACGGTCAGCCAATGATCCCGGGAACTGCTCGGATTACATTGAACTGCAGGGGTTATCGAAGTCGGAGTATGCTCTTTCGGTTTAGGGGTGTTGACGGGAGTTGTCAAGATTTTCCAAATTTTGCTCCAGTTGGACATATACGCTTGTTTTGTTTCAAAAATAGTAAAAAAAGCAATCTTATGCGAAACAGCCCGGCAAATTGCCGGGCTGTTTCGTTACGAGCGTTCCGTGGTGATGTCGATCTGGACGCCTTCGGCCTTTTTTCGCGGCTTATAGGCTGCGTTGTCCGTCCCGCCGAACCGGAACTGCATGACGTATTCACGGATCGCATCTTCACGTTTCACCCGCCGCAGGGATGTGCGCGTAAGGCCCGAAAACCCCTCTCCGGAGAGTCCCTGCAACTGGGTGTAGATCAACCGCAGCAGGACGAACATGCGGAATGCTTTGTTACGGTTCGGTGCGAGGGCTGAAATGTTTACGGGATCGAAGTGCGCTACCCGTACGGTCAGGATCGCCTCGCCCAGTTGCACCTTTCGCGTGCAGTCCGAGAACTCGGCCTCGGCAATGTCGATCAGCACGCACGGGAAATTGACGGGCGGCCGCTCGTTGTAGAAATCCAGCTGTCCCCAATCCTCGGCCAGATAGGCGATCTTCTCGGGGAGCAGTTCCAGCAGTCGGTCCTGGACTGCGATCATTGCATTTTCAATCATTTTAAAGACGTTTAAACGGTGTTTTACCGAGGTTGCAGGACTTTTGCGAGTTCCCGGAAAGCGCTCTGCAGGTTTTGGTGTATAACCTCCCGTACCGCCTGCCGGACACGGGGATGGTCGCCGATAAATTGGCGTTGTGGAATTGTTATATGATCCTTTTTTGTCAAAGCCATATTTTTCCAGAACTGCGCCTTCGCTGACAGCATTCGATTACGCTGGGTATTGTTGGCCTGACGCTTCTTGATTGAGTAGGTAATGCTTTCGGCATTTTGGCGATACATGTACCAAAAGTATTTCCGCATCCGGGGTGTGATCTTGATCTTTCCGCCCCGGTTGTGCAGCCCCATGTAGGGCGTATCGGTCGAGAACTCAACGCCGTTCTGCCGGATGGTCCCCCGAATACTGTTACGGCCATATCCTGTATCATTAAGAAGCTTGTCACCGTTCCCCGGAGATTTCCGTCCTGGCCAGGGGCGGTCGAAAAAAGCCCGGCGTTGGAAGTTGCGGTCGAACTCGTCGAGCAGTTCGACCTTCAGATCGGTCAGGATTTTTCGCTTCAGATCAAATAATTTCGGCATTTTACTTGCTTTTCGCGTTTTAAAACGTTATTTTTGCGCAAAGCGCAAACTATGATTGATAAAGAGTTTAAAACCAGCGACGAATGCTGCCAAAACTGCAAGCATTACCTTGGGGATGATCGATGTCTGGCATTCGATAGCATCCCCCGGGATGTGTTCCTGCCTCTGCGTCCCCATAACTCCATAATGAAGGGACAGAAGGGAACGTATGTGTTTGAGCCTCGGGAGGTGAATGTGATGCGTGCATACGTGGAGTAAGCGGAGAAATTATTCTCCGCTTTTTTTATACCTCGCCTCATATTCGGCCTTTATCATTTCTCCTACATGCGAAGCCAACTCCCGAGGGTTAGGATTGTTCAAATATTCGCTCCACGCCTCGGCGACGAACTCTTTTAGATTGGTCATCGCATATTTCGACAGGTTGTCTTTGATGTAGCCTGCACCCAGGACGATCGCTTCCTGATACCAGTCTTTCGAGCCAAGCTGCTGTGACACATGGAGCAGTTCGTCGATACGGTGTCCGAGTTCATGGTCGAACACGGATTTCACCGTGTCGCAACCTTCCGGATGGAATTTGGCTTTTACGTCGCCCTGTAAGGATTCCGTTATCTTCGTTCCAGCCCAGGCTGTATTAAATACCACGCCGTCTAATCCATACTCCTTACCTGCCGAATGGGAATACGCATAACAGCTGGTGTAAGCCACCTTCCGGGCCCGGCGCATAGCTACCTTTTGGATGTCCTCGTCCCTCGCCCAGCTATTGTGCGGGTTGCTTCTCATTTCTTTGAAAAACTCCTCTGCAAAGGCCTTGACACGCCCCTGCATCGAGCCAACAAAATGCACCTCTTCCCGCAACTCAGGGAATGTTTTGAAGTGGGAACTAACGCATTCGAATATATCACGAACCTGCGCCATGTCGGACTTCTTAAATCCGTCGAGGCGGCATTTTACACCGAGCTGTGCGCGGAACGCTTCCTCGGCCTCGGCAATCGTCTTGGCAGCAAACCCATTTTTAACCTCCCGCTTGTCGGCCATATCGGTTATTACCGTTTTTGCCTGGATTGAAAGGTTGTAATACGGATGGTGTTTCGGGAAAATCACTCTATCCATGCCGGGATTGAAACGGAACATTTCAGCGCGGTTACGTCCCTGACTGTCGAGGTCCGTGGTCGCTTCGCGTACAAGCTGTGAAACCTCGTTCCGATCGGTGTAATCGTATTTGCCCTTGCGTACCTGCACGACCCTGCACCGACATTTCCATCCGTTCGGCGGCATGATCTCCGACCAGCACGGATCGTCCTGCGGACGGGTCAGTCCTTCGAGTTTCGCATGCGCGGGCCGTACTTTGCCGTCGTTGGCCGTGCGGTATTGCAGATCGTAATCATTCCCTTCTCGCTCGATTTCGGCCCATTGCGCCGCCGCCTGTGCGGAGTGTACGGCAAACTGATGTTCTGCCTCCAGATAGCGTTCGTTGTACTCGGGGTGTATCTGTCGGACCTCCTCGAAAAACTTTCCGAACGGTTTGATCCGTCCCCGATCATCGCGCAGGAGCTGCGAGGCCTCACGCAGTTCGTGATAGGTCTTGCAGCCCGAAAACACGAACACGTCGCGCCCGAGCCTGTCGGCCATTTCCGTCGGAATTTCAGCATCCTTCAGTCCGATGTTGACCCCTTCCATCAGGGCGTCGGTTATTTCGTCGATCAGCGTCCGGATCGGCTGATCCTCGAGCATGTCGGGACGAAAGTCCCCGGCCTTTTGCAAGTGCTTTGCGGCGTTTCGGAACGTCGACAGACGCACGACAGGCTTTTTGTCTTTGCCGCCCTCCGCTGCCAGCGTCACCGGATCACCCAGTCCGTAGACCGCCGCCAGTCTTTCGTGCAGCCCCCTGTACGCGATCAGGGGGCGGTTGCGAAAAAATCGACTTCCCGGGGCTGCGGCACGGACAGCTGTCCCGGCACGGTGAAGACCTTATCGGTGCAGACGATGCCGAACTTCTCCTCGATCCAGTCGTTCGGCACGTCCTTGAACTGAAGGAGCTGCACGACCATCGCCCACAGTTTTTCGACGTCCTCCTCCTGCTGCCAGGAAAACACGCTTCCCTCGGGCAGAATGCCTATGTACACCAGAGCGGGGATCACCGTGGAGTTCCAATATCCCGCCAGCATTTTACGGTCCGCCATCACCAGCTTTTCGAACAGCCGGATGCTGCTCTCCTCTTTGGAGCGGTTGCCGTTCACGGTGTCCTGTCCGATCACGGCTCCGTTCACCAGCACCGAGACCGCCTCCTTGCACAGGGCGATCAGGTTGTTGTAGACATCGCCGTTGGTGTCGGCTCCCTTTGCGAACTGGAACTCCTCCGTGCGGTCGATGATGAAGTAGGCCGCCGCCCCCATGTCGCGCAGCATGGCCTCGGCGCGGTCGAGCATGGCGGGGTCCTGCGTGTCGGTCTTCATAAAGCGGGGCGGGATGCCGTATATCTCGCAGAGCTCCGACCAGCAGGATTGCGCGAAGCGCATGAACAGCACGTGCGGCACGGCCTTGTTCAGCAGGCCGTAGTCGTGATCCTTGCCGAACTCCAGGATGAAGTTCCCAAACTCCCGGACCTCGCGGTACTGGAGGCCTTTACTGTCGTCTTCCCGGAACAGCAGCATCCCCTTCTCGGGAATCACGTTCTGCCGGGGCAGCAGGGTGACGGCCACGGGTTCGGTTGTGTTCCCGGTCGTCGTGAGTTCCACGAGCGTATGACCGTACATCACGCTGTCGAGGATGTGGGTGTTGAGCTCCGTGACCCATGATGCCGCATTGAGGACCGCCGTAGCCTGGTCGTCGATCTCGTCGCCTACCTTGATCTCGAAAGGTGTCAGGAGCGTCGCCTTCTGCCGCAGTTCGATCTGCGAGGTGAGATGTGCGCAGAGCATCACGTCGTCGTAAAGATTCATCAGCCGTGCCCGGCGCGGATTGTCGACGTTATCCGCCGCGCGCAGCGCCGACCGCCAGGTGGCGATGTCGGACCGGGTCCGCGACAGGGTTTTCGGAACGATACTGCGGATGTAGCCCTCGCGCCGCCTGGCTGTTTTCGGACCATTCGTTTTTACGGCCAAATTCGCGGTCTTATTCGTGGCGTCGTGGGTTTTCCTGCTTCTGTTCTTTTTCTGCATTGTGTGAACGATTAAAGGGTATTTAAACGGTGTTTAGTCATCGAAGCCGTGGCGGAACTTGCGGCGGCTACCCATCCGGGCAGTGATGCGGACCTCTCCGTCTTCGGTCTTGAGCAGCGGCAAACCGGGTGCGAGGGGCTTGTCGGTACCCTTCAGGCCCGCAACCTTCTCGAGCCAGTCGATCGCCGCCCGGCGGTATTCGCTGACCTGCTCGAAGATCAGATCGGTGTTCGCCCGGCGGCATAGGTTCCACACCGCGATATTCTTGCAGTGCTCCAGAAGCGTGGCGTGACGGTCTTCTCCCGTGGCCGAGAATATCGCCTCACAGTCGTATTTGGCATTCAGGTAGCTCCGCGCCTCGTCGATGGCTGCCAGGATCGCCATACGGATCGTGACGGCGCTTGTGGTGATGTTCTGCAGCTGGTATTCGCAGATCGCCGTGTATAAGTCCTCCTTTTCGATGAACATGGCTTACAGGCTTTGATATTCGTCGATGGCGTCGAAACACGGGCAGGCCTTCATCCACTCCCACGGCTCGATGATCCCGTCGCCGTTCAGGTCGGGCGAGAAGTCGCGGTGTCCGCAGATCATGGCGTCGGGAAACTGTTCGCGGAGCTGTTGCAGCAGAAAGAACAGCGACGCCTTCTGTTCCTCGGTGCGGGTATCTTTGGGCTTGCCGTCAGCGTCCAGTCCTCCGATGTAGCAGATGCCGATGCTGTTGGCGTTGCTGCCCTGCACATGGGCCCCGACCTGGGCGATGTCGCGGCCCTTGCGGATCGTACCGTCAAGCAGGATCACGTAGTGGTAGCCGACCTTTCGGAATCCCCGCTGACGGTGCCAGCGGTCGATGTCTTCGATGCCGAACGGCACCCCCTCTTTGGTTGCGCTGCAATGCAGCACGATGTACTTGATTTTACGCATGTCGTTGAATATTGGATTAGTATTTACGCTGTGCCCGGAGGCCGACGCGGTAGGTCCCCTTTGCCTGCCGGAATACGGTATTGAGTTTCGAGAGTGCGCCTTCTGCCGCATCGGGGCCGTCGACGGCTGCACCTCCGCCCTTCTCGAATGCCAGGTACTGATCGACGAGTTCCTGGAAGTCAGGGCTGTCCCGCTCGTCGATATTGAACCACACATTTCGGCGCTCGAAATAGGACTGCGTAGCTTCGATACGGTCGTATTTGTCAGCCTTCGGGCGCTTATCCGCCTTGACGGGGATGTAGTATCCGCGGGCATCGCCCTCGGCATCGAAGTCGTTGACGAACTCGTCCATCGAGAACAGGCCCTCAATCCAATAGCGGACCTTGCGGCAGTTGTGCAGTTCCGTCGTTTCGTATAGGTCATAGAGCCATTTTGCCAGGACCGTGCGGGACTGCTGGCGCAGAAAGCAGTAGATGAAATGGAACTCGCGGTCTTTCTTGCCGACGAGGATCATCCCCTTATGGCATGCCTGGGCCTTGTAGGAAAGGTCTCCGTAGAAGACCAGGGCGTCATACTCGTTCAGGGGCAGCATCTTCTTCCACTGAATGTCCTCGGCCTTGAACACCTTGCCGTCCTCGACGTGGACGTGCATATACTCGCGCATGAACGACCGCGAGGGGATGCTGCGGTACTTTTTGCGCCAGTGCTCTGCCGAGGTCTTCTCGGGCCAGTTCGGCTCGAAGGTCGTCAGGTCCTTCACGGCGGGCACCGTCAGTACCCGGTGTATGGGCTTTTCGCCCTCCTGCCGGGATTTTTCAGCCAGGATTTTGAACTGCTTTTTAAGGCGGTTTGTGATGCTGTTCTTATGAAAGTTGTTGTTGGCATACACGAACCTCCGGGTCGATCCGTCCGCCTCGTCGAAACATCCCATCAGATCCTCGAAGATCCACTCGACGGCCTCGCGCATCAGACGGTCGTTGTTGACATGACGACGCGTGTCGACATCATCCACGGCGATATAGTCGGGGCGCTGCTCCTCCTCGCGGACGCCGCGCGGGTCCTGACCGAAACCGAGAGCCGTGAAGCGCACGCGGCAGCCGTAATCGTTGATCAGGCGTTTGTTGTAGACAAGCTGCGCCTGGCATGCCGAGAGCAGTTTATGCGCCTTGTCCTCGGTCTCGCCGATCAGCAGCATGTAGCGCAGGCGGCCCGTGTACATCAGGTACAGGGGAATACCCATGTCGACGTGTACGGACTTCGCCCCGGATCGGTAAATCTCCCACAAGGCCATGATCACGTCGTTGTCGATGATCTCCTGCGCACCCTGACGGTGGAACCACGCACAGGGCACCTTGGCATAGTTCGGAAAATAGTACTCGAACCAGGTGACGTAATCCTTCTCGATACGTTTCACGCGGGCGATCTTGTCCGCGGGGCGTTCGTGGATGTCTACGACCGAAGCTTTCGCGATGCGTCGGCAATGCTCCTCGTAGTTGTCGATGAGCTTTTGAAATTTCTTGTCGATGTCTGCCATGTGCCGTTACTTTAAGGAATCGACCTGCGCCCGGTGCTGAATGAACATGCGGTGGTATTCTGTGATCTTCACGACCTCCTGGGGGTTGATCTCGGCAACGAAGTTGTCGACCTCCTTCAACACGGAGATCACCACCGACAGCGGGACCTTGCCATCGAAGTATTGCAGGCTTTTGGCTACTTTCGAAAGTCCGTCAGTATCGAGCCGGGCCTTGTTTCCCTCGGCGATCCATTGCATCTCGTCCAGCAACAGTTCGCGGATTTTTCCGGGGGCCGCCAGGCTGGCCTTGCGTTTTTCGTCCCACTTCATACCGCGTCGCCATTCGGACAGCGTGGCCTCACGAATGCCGAGCAACTCGGCAATGCCTGCACAGGTCATTCCCTGTTCTACAAAACAGTTGTAGGCCGCCGTATATAATTTGTGTTTCGGGGTTGTCATATGCTCTTTTTTGTGCAAAGATGGCATGCCGAAACGCGAATGCGAAAAATAGTTCAATACCTTGACAGTCTTTTTGTTGCGTCGGATTTTGAAGCCTATGTTTGCATCAAAAATGAGGCGCATGGCTTTACCGAAATTCATTTTTAACGACGAAACGAAAAAGAACTCGCACGGTTTTTTCCTGCTTAACGGCGGCGGCAAGTTCGAACGCTTCCAGGAGTATTCCCCGATGCTCGACAACCACGATCTCAACCGTCTGATAGGGCGCTGGGACAACCTGCATGTCGAGGGGGCGCTGCTTGTTGCCGATCCTGTCTTCGACGACGGGATCACCCTGGGTGCGGAACGCAAGGGCCAGGTCGAGCGCGGGTTCCTGCGCGGGGCATCGCCCGGCATCGTCATCCTGCGGGCCGAGTACCGCACGAATCCGGCAGGCGGTGAGGACCTCTATGTCACCGAGTGGGAGCTGTTCGAGGGTTCCGTAACCTCCGTGCCGTCGAATGCCGGGGCCGTGACGCTCAAAATCTACACGGGCGACGGCCATCTGGTCGAAGATGGCGACGTGCGTCTTCATGTCGACAACATCGTGAAACTCTGCGCGGAGAGTTCGCCGCAGGGTCGAAAACCCAATATCAAACCAATGGAAAAAATCACCCTTTCCGCCGAGGCATACGTCGCGCTCGGCATCAATCAGGACGCGGACGCTACGGCGATGAGCAAGGCTATCGTGCAGCTGGCTGCCGACCGCAACAAACACAAGGAGACTGCCGATGCCCTGCAGAAGGAGATCGACGCAGCTCGTAAGAAACGCGCCGAGGACATGGTCAATCTGGCCGTTGAACAGGGCAGGATCGGAGCTCCCGCCCGTGAGAAGTACGTCGAGCTCGCCATGAAGGATTACGACCTGGTGTCGGAAACCCTGAAGGCCATCCCCGCGAAGGCTTCGCTGGCGGCTTCCGTCACCAAGATCGCCGGGAACGTGATTCCGGCCGATCGCCAGAACTGGACGCACCTGCGCTGGCTGAAGGAGGACCCCGAGGGCCTTGCGAAGATCAAAGCCGAGAATCCCGAGGTTTTCGAGACCATCCGGAAAAAGCACAACTAATCAAAATCAGACAGATATGCCTATTGAAAAAGAACTGTGGGTTGACATCATCAAAGAGCAGCCCATTCAGGAGGGTGACTTCCTGAACGAATCCGAAGACCTCAGTGCCCTGGTCGACAACAACACGCTGCACCTGGCCGAGGCAGGTGTCGAACCGGAGGTATTCATCGACAACGACACTTATCCGGTCGGTATCGTGCAGCGCGAGGATGTGCCGAAGGACATCCTGCTGCATACCCTCGACACGAAGAACACCGTCGTGCGCAACATCGAGCAGATGCAGGCCGCCTACGACAAGATGCTGAGTGTGACGCGCGGTCATGTGAACGCCCTCACGCGCAAGCGTCGGGCACTGGCCGCCTACAACTGGTGCCCGTTGCAGGACGGCGAGTTCACGCCCGTCCTGGTGACGACTGGTGAACTGGTCAACGGTCGCCGTCGCCTGACGTTCGACGACCTCGATCTGCTCGAGGCGAAGTTCAAGGCAATGGAGGTCGACATGACGCAGCTGTGCCTGGTCCTGACTACGGAGCACGAAGCCGACCTGAAGTCCGAGAACCGCAAGTTGTACAAGGAGTACATGCGTGACGGGAAGATCGGCAATTTCAAGGTCTTCAGCTACCCGCATCTGCCTCTGTTCGACACCACGACGGGCAAGAAGCAGGCTTTCGGCTCGGCCAAAGGCGAGAACAGCGCGATGGCGTCGATCGCCTGGATTCGTACCGAGGTGATGCGTGCGACGGGTACGGTCGATGTTTTCCACCGCGAGAAGGACCCCGAAGCCCGTGGCGACATCCTGGGCTACCAGCAGCGTTTCTCGGCCCTGCCTCTGCGCAACAAGTACATCGGAGCCATCTATTCGGGTAAGTAGTCATGGAAGGAGCTGTGCAGTATCTCGGTCAGTATGCGATCAAGGCGTCCCTGGTGGCCGCAGCCTATTTCGCACCATGCCAGGAGGTAATCGGCATTGTGTTCCTGTTCTGGCTCGCCGATCTCGTCTTCGGTGTTCTCGCCAGCAAGAACCGCCACGCACCTCGATCGTCGCGCCGAATGCGCAAGAGCGTAGGCAAACTGATCGGCTACATGGCCGCGATACTGCTGGCCTTTCTGATCGACAAGCTCGTCCCGAATCTGTGGATCATTCCGCACCGACTGATGGCGGCCTACCTGTGCGTCTGCGAGCTTATCTCGATCCTCGAGAACCTGGCGATCATCACGCAGGCCAAAGCCTTCGTGTCGCTGATCAAGCTGATCCGTGGCAAGAACGACGAAAACGTAATTTACGATTTGATCAATGAGAAAAATGCTGATTATTCTGCTCGCAGCCCTTTTGGCCGCGTGCAGTCCAAGCCTCAAACTGCAATCTTCGCAGACGGAGGCGACCGATACGGTGACCGTGACCGAACAGGTCCGGGATACGGTGGTGGTCCTCGAACGCGACCAGTCGATGCTCCGGGCGCTTCTCGAATGCGACAGCGTGGGTCAGGTGCAGATGCGCCGACTGATGGAGTACCAGGCGGGGAACCGCTTGAAGCCTCCCGACATCGAGATCCGCGATAATGTCCTGACGGCTACGGCCCAGGCCGACAGTATGGCTATTTACCTGACTTTGAAAGACCGCATCGAACGCCATACGTCCACCCGTAAAGAGTTTCAAGTCGTCGAGGTCAACCGCCTGAATACCTGGCAGCGGACCTGGATGCGTATCGGACAGGTTTCAGCAGTGTCGCTGATCCTGTTCGGGGTCTATAAAACCCGCAAACTGTTAAAAATCTGAAAACATGGATATTAAAGACATGAGCGCCGAGCAGCGCAAGGAGGAGCTGGCCCGCCTGGCTGATGCCGTGAAAGCCGCAAAAGCCGAGACCAAAACCGCAAAGACACGGGTCGCCGAGGGTAAGAACGCCGTGAAAGGCGCTAAAACCGCCGAGGAGAAGGCTGCTCTCAAGGAGAGCCTGGCGGCCCTGGAAGCGGCTTGTCAGACCGCCACGGCGAAGGTTGCCGAGGCCGTAGCCCGGGAGGCTGATTTCCGCGCCGAGGCCAAAGCCATCGAGGATGCCGAGAAGGCCGAAGCGGATCAGGCCCGCAGGGAAGCCGAGGAGGCTGCCGCCGAGCAGGCCCGGAAGGCCGACCCGTTCCAGGCCCTGGCCGAGAAGTATGCGAAAGCCTATCCCGACTGCAAGGCCTTCCACATCACCAGCGACAGGCAGGTGTTCCTCGACAAAGACAAGAACCTCGCGCAGTACCATCAGAAGGGTCTCGGCGAGGGCGAAGTACGAACCATTAACGTGCGATAACCATGGCATTACCTAACGTAACCATCAACCTCGAGAACGGGAACCTGGGCCGTATCGCACAGAGCGACGACGGTGTCGCCGGGCTGATCCTGACGGGCGCCGCCGTCTCCGACAAGCTCGCGCTGAACGAGGTCTACCTGATCAACTCCTCGCGGGACATCGCCCGGCTGGGCATCACGGCTGAAAACAACCCCCTTGCACACAAGGAGCTGACGGCCTTCTATACGGAGACGGGCGACGGCGCCGAGCTGTACCTGCTCGTCGTTTCCGAGGCCACGCTGCTCTCGCAGATGTGCAGCATCGAGGAGGGCTCGCCGCTGAAGAAACTGATCACCTACGCCAAAGGCCGCATCCGCCTGGTCGGCATCAACCGTCTGCCGCCCGACGAGTACAGCGCCGACACCACCGATACGGGCATCGACAAGGATGCCGTGACGGCGGCCACCGCGGCGCAGTCCGTCGGCGAGAGCTTCGCCCGGAAGGTGATGCCCTTCCGGTGCCTGATTCCCGCCGCTGGCTGGGACGGCAAGACCGACAAGCTCTACAAGCCCCGCGAGGGCAGCACCAACCGTGTAGGCTTCGTTATGGCCTGCGACGATCGGACGAACAAGACCGCTGCAATCGGGCAGATGCTCGGACGCGCCGCACGGATTTCCGTAAACCAGTCTTTGGCCCGCGTGAAGTCGGGAGCGATCACCGCCGAGGGATGGCTGACCAACGGCAGAACCCCCGAGGAGTGCGACGCGATGCTCGACCTGCTGGACGAGGCGGGTTACATCATCTACCGCTCCTTCTCGAAGAAGAACGGCTACTACCCGAACGACGACCACATGGGGGCCCCGCTGTCGGACGATTACAGCAACCTGAACTACGGACGTGTGGCGGACAAGGCCACGATCTACGCCTATACTGCCTACATCGAGGAGATTCAGGACGACATCGAGACCGACGACGAGGGCAACATCCCGCAGGAGATGTGCTCGTACTACGAACGCCTGATCGACAACGCCGTCGCAGTGGCGATGCAGGGCGAGATCAGCGACTTCAAATCGTATGTCGATCCGGCGCAGAATGTCCTCTCGACCCGGCGCATGGCGGTTTCGTGCAGGATCAGACCGCGGGGCACGCTGCGGTACATCATCGTAAACCTCGGATTTGAGAATCCGGCAATCAAGCAGTAGCAGCATGAAAATACGAATCAACGGAAAAGAGTACGACTGGGGCACCATCAAGATCATCATGTGGGGCCGCCCGGTGGTCGGAGCGACCAGTGTCGACTACAAGCTCACCAAGGCAAAGGAGGCTCTGTATGCTGCAGGGCGTTACGCCAAAGGCATCCAGCACGGTCAGCGGGCCGCGTCGGGAACTCTGACGCTGCTGCAGAGCGAGATCATCGCCATGAACCGCGCCGCCCGTGAAAAAGGCTACAAGGACATCCTCGACGTGGATGTGGATATTCTGATCTCCTACATCCCCGAGGACAGCACGGCCATCACGGTCGACCAGATCATCTGCGCCTCGTTTTCGGAACTCCCCTCGGGCATGAAGGCGGGCGACATGAAAAGCGAGCATGCCATGCCGTTCGTCGCTCTCGACATCGACTACGACATCGCGTCGAAATAAAACAAGCCCACGGCATCGAACCGTGGGCTGTTTAAACACCCTTTAAACCCGCATAAAATCATTATGGAAAAGAAGGATATGGCCGCAAAGATCGCGGCATGGAAGAAGAAGCACGGCGATGTATTCGCCTACGAGGTTGACGGCAAAACCTGCTACCTGCATCGTCCGGGACGTGACGTGATCGCTGCTGCATCGGTGGTCGGCAAAGAGGACCCGTTCAAGTTCGCCGAAGTCATCCTGTCGAACTGCTGGCTCGGAGGCGACGAGGAACTGCGTGACGACGACCGCTATTTCATGGGGCTGTCGCAGCTGATTTCGGAAATCGTAGAGATCAGGGTCGGGGAAATAAAAAAACTTTGAGCGGCACCGAGGTCGTCAAGGGTGACGGGTGGCTGCATGCGGGCAACGCCCTGATCCGCTCGGTGCTGCACATGGACCCCGACACGCTGTCGGACGAGGCGTGGGGCTTTCAGGTGAGAATGGCCGAATGGGTGGAGAATGAGCGGGTACGCAGATATACGCCTACCGCCTGATTTGCCACAGGTCGCGCCACTTGTCGATGTGCATGGCACATTTGAAGCCCTCACCCAAAAGGTTAAGCAAAGCGGCAGCCACAAAGATCAAGAATATCCAACCTGCAACAGTCATAGCAATACAGTTTCTGCAAATATATGGATAATCGCGCAAATTACCAAGTAGATATCGGCGGGAATGTCTTCATCGCGATACAGAATATGTTTGCGGAGTTCACAAAGATCGTGCAGGTCGTCGAGAAAGTCGACGAATCCGTGCAGAACTCGACCCGGCAGATTACGGAACACGTTGACAAGTCGGCCAATGCATTCGGCGGTCTGCAAAAACAGATCGAGCGAATCAGTCTGACCTCCATTATCGAGCAGGTCAAACAATTAGCCGAAGGTGTTGCGAATTTAACAGGTCCCGGCATCGGCTTCGAGCAGTCGATGGCCGACCTGTCGTCGATCACGGGTATCGCGGGCGACGAGCTGCGCGACCTGGGGAAAGTCGCCCGGCAGACGGGTAAGGAGAGCGGGCTGGGTGCGCAGCAGGCGGCGAATGCCTTTGCCCTGCTGGCCTCGCAGATTCAGGTGGACAAGATCGGCATGGAGGGGCTGAAGGCCCTGCAGCAGAACACCATCACGCTGTCCCATGCTGCAGGGATGTCGATGAACGATGCCGCCACGGCCCTGGCCGGAACGATCAACCAGTTCGGTCTTCAGGCTACGGAGGCCAACCGGGTGATCAACATTCTGGCGGCAGGTTCGAAGTACGGAGCCGCGGAGATCGTCGACCTTTCGCAGTCGTTCAAGGTCGTCGGTGCGGCGGCCAATGCCGCAGGCCTCACGGTCGAGGACACGGCAGGTGCGATCGAGGTTCTATCGAAAAATAACCTGAAGGGAGCCGAAGCGGGTACGGCCCTGCGCAACATCATGCTGAAGATGCAGACCGTCCTCGGCGTGGACTTCCGCAAAAACAGCTTCTCGGATGCCCTCGATGCCCTGAAGCCCCGCCTGACGGATGCCGCCTATCTGTCGAAAGTGTTCGGCATGGAGAACATCGCCGCAGCGCAGTTTCTGATCAAGAACTCGGATGCCGTGGCCGAAATGACCGCCCAAGTCACGGCCACCAATGTCGCCCAGGAGCAGGCCGCGATCCGCACCGACACCGTGCAGCAGATGATGGCACGCTGCCAGGCCCGGATCGACGACCTGAAGATCGGGTTTTTCGAACTTACGGGATCAACTGGCGGTTACGCCACGATCATCGCGCAGCAGGCTGTAACTGTTTCGCAACTCTTACCCCTGTTCGGGCTGTTCGGCAAGGCGATCGGTTTTGTCACCAGCGCGGAAAAACTACACACCGTGTGGGCCGGAGCCGTAAAGGCGGCAACGGTGGCATGGACAGGCGTACAGTGGCTTTTGAACGCTTCTCTGTGGGGCTGTCCGGTCACCTGGATCGTGGCAGGGATCACGGCCCTGATCGCCGTCATCACCGTTTGCGTTACGAAGGTCGAGGGCTGGGGCAAGCAGTGGGACAGCGTCGTCAAGTTTATGAAGCTGACGGGCAAGTTGTTCGTCGAAACGATCAAGTACGAGTTCAGCACGATGGTCAACGGCATTATGATCGGCCTGGATTACATAAAACTCGGGTGGTACAAGTTCAAGAAGGCCGTAGGCCTGGGCGACAAGGCCGAGAACGAGGCGATGATCTCGCAGATTTCGGGCGACATCGACAGCCGCAAGAAGGCCATCGTCGACGGGGCCAAGAACCTGAAGAACCTCGCCCAGGATGCCGGGAGTTCCCTCTCCTGGGAGCTCTCCTGGAAAAACGGCAAGAATGGCCCAGCCAATGCCGTCAGTCCGTTGATTGCGGCTTCTGAAACCCCGGACGGCACGAAGACGCCCCGCACGAAACAAAAGGTAAACATCGACTTCTCCAAGACGGGGACCGGGACCGGGTCCGGGAGCAAGACGGTGCTCGATCTGAACAAGATCATCCCCGACATGAAAGGATCGGCGGCCTACACGGCCATCGCCTCGCGGCTTTCGGCGGTGCGGGTTCCGTCCCTGGCGACCGCGGCGGCATCGTTGGCCATGCCGCTCACGGTGGCGGCTACTACGCTCCCGCAGTCCGGGGGAACGGCCCGGCCGACACCGACGGAACTGGCATACAACAGTCAGCGCCGCGGAGGTGTCACGATGAGCAAATTCTGCGACACGATCGAGATACACATCGCCAACGCCGACGGGAAGGGCTACAATCAGATCGAGGAGGAAGTCACTGCCGTACTGAAAAAAGTCTTGGACGAATATGAAGCATAAGTATAACATCGAGCACCTGCTGCAGTCGATCATCGGCTATAAGGGCCTGCCTTATCCGGGAGCCTTTTCCCCGAATCGTCCGGCCGGCAGCTACACCGGGGACAACTTCGACATCCCGACCTCTCCAGCTCCGCAGCAGGAGCTCGTGAAAGGTACGCGCCTGTACAAGAAGGATGCCCTGGGCAGGTGGTACTTCATGCCCGTATTCATCAGGCATCAGGACATACGGGGCGAGGATCACACCCTCGAACTGGAGAACGCCGTGATCAGCATTACCGGAACCAAGAACATCGTGCGTACGCCCCTGGTGGGCCGCCGCGGGTCGGTCAAGGAGCTGATCAGCATCGGAGACTACAAAATCTCCGTCGCGGCCTTCATCAGGTCCGCAGACGGCAGTTATCCCGAGGCGCAGATTGCGCGCATGAAGGAACTTTACAACATCAACGAATCGGTCGAACTGATCTGCGTGCTGACGGACCTGCTGCTCGACGAGGGCGACCGGGTCGTGATCACGGACATCCAGTACCCGCCGACGCCCGGTGTGGAGGATGGCCAGGCGGTGACGATCGAATGCGAAACGGATTCACCTTTTGAACTGATACTGCAATAGCCATGTATCTACCGTGCAGTAAAATAACCATCGGAAGCAAGTATTTCGGCGGAGTGCATGACATCAAGATCAAGCGCTCGATCCATACGATCGGGGCCACGGCTTCGGTGAAGGTTCCGGTGACGGCGGTGCTCCGGCAGACTGGGACCCCTCCGGCCTACGTCGAGACTGCACAGGTGATCAAGGCGGGCGATCCGGTGGAAATCCAGCTCGGGTATGACGGACGCCTGTACACCGAATTTCGGGGTTATGTGAAGCAGCTGAACTTGCAGACGCCCCTCGAGATCGTTTGCGAGGACGAGTTCTACACTACCCGCCGCCGGAATGTCACGATTCAGGGAAAGACCACGCTCGCTGCTGTTTTGAAAGCCTGCGGCCTGCAGGTGGGATATGCCGCGACGCTGACCCTCGAGGCATTCCCTGCGGACAATAAGCCCGTGGCGTGGGTCCTGGGACAGTTGCAGACCAAGTACGGCCTGGCGGTATGGTTCGACCTCGAGGGGCGTGTCTACGCCTGCGAGCCTTACAAGGTCGTCGGCGATGCCGTGAAATACCGCCTGCGCTACAACGTGGTGAAGGACGACGATCTGAAATATCAGCGGGCCGAAGACGTGAAGCTGAAGATCAAGGCCGTGTGCATCTACAAGGACGGGACGAAGGTCGAGGCCGAGATCGGTCCGAAGGACGGGACGGAGAAGAAGCTGTACTTCTATGACGTGAAGGATCAGCAGGAACTGGCAGCCCTGGCGGCGGCAGAATTGAAGCGATACAGTTACGACGGTTATGCAGGCAGGATCACCGCCTTCCTGCAGCCCTATGCCGCCCCGTGCATGGTGGCCGAGATCGAGGACGAGGTCTACCACGAGCGGGACGGACGGTATTACATCGAAGGAGTAGAAACAACCTACGGGACGGGCGGAGCACGCCGGACCGTGGAAATAGGGATAAAAAAATGAGCAGCGAGAAAGAGATACGCGAGGTCCGCATGATGTTATCAGAGCGGTTGCGCAATGCGGCAAAGGCGGCCATGTACGGCACGGTCAAAAGTGTCGACGAGAACGCCAGGACGTGCGACGTGCAGATCGGCGGCATTGTTTACGAAGGGGTGCTGCTGTACTCCGTCGAGAAGGAGAACCTGCGCGGGAGGGTGCTGATCCCCAAGAGGGAGAGCGCGGTGATCGTCGCCCGGATCGACGCGAGCGACCGCTTGTATGTGGCGTTGTTCTCCGAGATCGACAAGGTGATCTTCACCCTCGGGGATCAGGTGACCATGACCTGCGACGGGGAACGGATCGAGGCCTCGGCCCCGAAGATCGTCCTGAACGGCGGCGAGCTGGGCGGACTGATCAACATCGAGCCGCTCACCCGCAAGATCAACGACCTGATCGAGGCCTTCAACACGCATACACACACCATTCCCTCGGGAGCGGTGGCCGTGACCGGAAGCGCATCGGCGCAGAACAATCCCAAGCCCGTAGAGGTTCCCGCCCCGGCATCGAAGCACGACAAGGTCCGGCGCGGGGATTATGAGGACACCAACGTAACGCACTGATACGATGATCGACATTTTACAGACTTCGACGGGAGACGTGGAGCTGTCCGACGATCTGATCCGGACCGAGGCGACGGAGCAGCACAAGCGGGACCTGCTGCTGGCAAGCCAGGGCGATTTCAAGGAGGCGCCCACCGTCGGCGTCGACTGTGTATCGTTCCTGCATGACACCGATCCGGCGGACTTCCTCCGAACCGTGCGCAAGCAGTGCGAGCGCGACGGAATGCGGGTCGATGCCGTGGACTACGCTACGGATGGAACATTGACGATAAGCGCAGAATATGACGACAGCAACAGTTAAGGCCCGGCAGACGGTCTACGACATCGCCCTCGAGCAGTATGGAACCTGCGAGGCCGTGGGCGAAATCCTTGCCCTGAATCCGCAGATCGCCAACGATCCGGAAGCCCTCGTGCAGCTGGGGATCGACAGCATCGGCGAAACGGGGTTTTACCTGGACGTGGCCGTTGCACCGGGGACGCAGCTGCGCATCGACGACGAAAGCGGCCTGATGCGCAAGAACACGCTCAAAGAGTTGGGAAACGACATAACAACCTACCGATATGGCCAGAACGATTAACGACATACAGCAGTCGATCATCACCGACCTGCAGACCTATTTCCCGAAGCTCTCGACCTCGAAGGTCGCCGAGTGGCGGCTGTGGACCTATGTGGTCGCAGCGGCGATCCACGCCTTTGAAATAGTTCTCGATCTGTTCCGCCAGGAGGTCGACGAGCTGACGGCCAAGATCACTCCGGGCACTAAATTGTGGTATGCGGAAATGTGCTATCGCTTTCAGAACGGACATACACTGGTATTCGACAAGAACACGGCGCAGTTCTACTACGAGCAGGACGACCCCGACAGCCGGATCGTGAAGGTCGTGGCCGTGAACGAGGTCTACAAGATGATTTCGATCCGCGTGGCCAAAACCGACGGAGAGGGCCGGATCATCCCTCTGGACGACAGCGAACGCCGCAACCTGGCCGACTACATCGACACGATCCACACGACAGGTATTCCTACGACGATCGTAAGCACGACTGCCGATACGATCCGCTACAACCTGGAGGTGTACTATGACCCGGCAACCCCCTCGAGTGTTGTACGCGAGAAGGTCGAACAGGCCCTCGAGACGTTCAAGACCTCGCTGTCATTCGATGCCGTATTCTATGCCCAGCGGCTCGTAGACGCCGTCATGCACGCCGAAGGTGTCGTGACGGTAAAGGTCGTAAGGCTCGAGCATAAGACCAGCGCCGGGGCGGACTTCGCCCCCGTCGATGTGTTGGCCGAACTGGCCGCAGGGTATTTCGAGTACGCAGCCGAGGGGAACACGCTGACCCTGACATCTACCAAATCGCTATGAGGAACTATAAGATAGACTTCCGGAACCAGGTGCGGCAGCTCCTGCCGGAACACAAGCGTCAACCCGTCCGTCTGCGGATTCTGCGGGCCTTTGTAAAGCCGCTGGCGGACCTGTTCGCCGCCTTCAGCCTGTGGCGCGACGAAACCCGTAAACTGCTCAACGTGACCAATCAGGAAGGAGTGCTCGAACAGTTCCTGCGCAACAAATACGGAGCGGCGGACATCACGATCGAATCCTACCGTGAAACGGGGTTTGCGGTCGGGATACGCTCCGAAGGTGTGGGCGTGGCAGTCCCCGTGGGACTGAACAGGGGCGAAGGTACTCCGGCGGTAGTATCGCTCCGGGGAGAGAACCGCGAGCAGTTCGGGGATGTGGACTTCATCGTCCATGTTCCGGCAGGTGTCGATGCCGAACAGATACGGGCTGACATCGAGAAATACAGGGCTGCTTTAACAACGTATAAAATAGACCAAAGATGAAAAGACAAACACAAGTGCTCGGCGTCCGTAACTGGTACGGCGATGCGTTCGTATCACTCCAGGAGGAGCCGCTGAAGGTGATCGACGGCTTCTTCTCCCAGTACGGGGCTTTTGTCCTTTCCGGATGCGAGGTGAAGGCAAACGGCAGCAAGTACGACATAGCGCCCGGTCTGGTCGTGCTCGAAGGGTCCGGGGCCGACAATGCGACGGTCAAGGTCGTCGTGCCCTTTGCCGGGATTACTGCGACAGCCCTGCCCGTCTACCTCACACTGGGCTACGAGACCGAAACGGATGTCTACAACGACGGCAACGTCAAGCCCATCGCCCACATCTACAAGGCTGTGGCAACAACCGTAAAACCTGCGGGCAGCTATGTGCAGATCACCCGGGACGGCGGCGTGCGGTTCATCGACGCGATTCAGGATGCTACACATCGGCTTATCACTGATAACGAGCGCACTGCCTGGAACAAGGCCATTCAGGACGTAGCGAAATATACACCATTCGATTACGTTGTGGATAGCAACGCTACTTTGGCTGGACTGAACAACAACCCCAATGCGACGTGTGTTCTGATCAAGAAAGGGACATGGACGGCTCCATCAAGTGGCATTCTGCTGCATCCCAATACCAAACGGATTGTTGGACAGCCCGGAAGCCTCGTCCAATATGCAGGTAGTGATTCATGCTTAAAGTACAGCACAATTCCAAGTTTAGAGAGTGGTTACAGCGCCCATGGAGTATGTGTAAAAACGACGGGACAAGGTCACGGATTTGTAAATATGGTTAACTTGGAGGACTGCAAGTGCGAGGGTGCTGATATTTATACGCCAGATGATCCCTATTGTTTCTTCAATTGCAAGAATCTGATCCGTTGCTCCATATTTATCCACTCGAAAAGTCATCAGGCTTGGGGGTTTATGGAGTGCGAAAATATGCTGCAATGCAATGTAAGATCAGATGAATATTCGATTGATTCGATTGGAATCTATCATTGCAGAAACCTTACTCAATGTATCAGCGATGGCGGTATACATTTCAGTTACAATGTATTCATGTGCCAGAGTAGTAGGTATGAATACAGTTATTTCAGCTCCACCGATAATGAGAACTACAAATGTGCCGACACAATGAATGGAGGCTGGAATAAGATCATTACGGCATGATCGTCATTCACAACAACCTGATTCCGCTGGGCAAGGCCCGGACAATCAACTTTTTCGGGGTCCTGTTCACCAAGAACAAGAACCTGACACCAAAAACAGAGAACCACGAAGCCATACACACCCGGCAGCAGATCGAGTGGCTGATCCTCTACGCGACGGCGCTCCTGGTACTGATTCCTGCCTGCGGATTATCCTGGCGGTGGCTCTGTACTGTGCCGATCTGTTACCATGTCATCCTGTACTGCACCCTTTGGGCCCTCGAATGGTTGCTGCCGCCATACGACACGGCATACCGAGACATAGCCCTTGAGCGGGAGTGTTACGACAACCAGGCCGATCAGATGTATCTGAAACGCCGCAAATGGTTCGCATGGGTTAAATACCTGTTTAAACGACCTGTAAAATGATACCGAAATTACCGATATATGCCAAAGGCGACAGCATGGGGATTGCCGTATATCCGACGGGAGTTTCTCTCGAAGAGGTGGAGATCGACATGTTGGTTTACACGACCGGGAACGGGCCGAGAATTTACGGATCGACGCAAGGCAGCGGGCTGCCGATCGTCAAAGGAACAGATCGGGCTGTGTTCAATATCCCATCCTCGGAAACCGGAAAACTCGATGCGGGTATCGCAACGCTCGAAACGACCTATACTGTAAAGGCGTCAGGTTATAAAAAAACGTTGACCAACCGATTACTTATACTTACAGATACAAAAATAATGGATTTTTATGGATGATAAACTAACCCATATTATCCTGACAGATCATGCTTTGCGTTATGGACTGGACGGAAAGTCGGCCTATGAGATCGCACAGAAGTATGGTTATGAGGGAACCGAACAGGAATATGCAGAAGGACCTGTCATCGCAAAAGACAAAGCTAATAAGGCTGCTGATAGTGCGGATAAGGCTGCTGAACGTGCAAAAAAATCAGCCTCAAACGCCGACCAGCAGGCCGCGCGTGCGAAATCTCTGGCCGACCACCCTCCGAAGATCGTGGATGTCGGGGGGCTCAAATACTGGGCTTTTTGGGACGATGCGACCAAAGGCTACGTAACCTCGGAATACCGAGCCGAGGGCGGCGCTATCATGCCTGTCTTCTGGGTTGATCCTGCGACACTCAAACTCTACGTGACCTATCAGAACGGTTACGAAGGAGCGAAATTCAAACTTGAAAACGGAAAGTTGTACACCATTAAAACAGTAAACCAATGACAGAAGTAACCGAACTTTTAGGCTCCACGGGTGTCGTCCCCGCGGGCGATTATTCCCCGGAAAAGACATACGATTTTCTCAACATGGTCTACGCGGCCCCCTCGGTGTATGTCTCCCGGAAAAACAACAACACGGGCCATCCCGTGACGGACACGGACTGGTGGATGCTCTCGATCGACGGTTCGAAGAACCCCGAGGCTGTCAAAGCCGCCCTCGACGCTGCCGCCAAAGCTCTCGAAGCCGCCGCAGCGGCCGCCCCCGTTGTGGTCAATGTCGAGGGTGCGGATGTCACGATCAACGTCGAAGGCAACCACAAATACATCTGCGGGGAGCTGACCTCGCTCAAGATCGGGACCGTGGAAAAATCGGCCCGGACTTCGGCGATCTTCTTCACATCGGGAAAAACGTTGCCACGGAACTCACCTGGTCGGATGACCTCGTGGACATCATCGGCTACAAGACCCCGGCGCCGAATCGAGCCTACGAGATCAATATCGAGGAACTCCGCGCAATCATCGAATAGCCATGGACCGCAGACGAAGTTTGTTGAAGATCGCCGCGCTGCGCAGCGAACGCGAGCAGCAGGTGGGGGTGAATTGCACGAAAGGGTATCTTGAATCGACGGATGCCGGGCTATTGTTCGACGGTCCGCGGAGTATGGAGTGCTTCTTTAATCTCCGCCAATCTGATGGCACTCAACGACCGGCACAATTCTCAACCTCGATGCTAGCTATCGCCGTCACGCCAATGGATGCGATAATGTTCCACTGCGGAGATAAGTCGCTACAAGTGAGTCGGGTGACAATAGGTGACGATATACATGCCGTCATATCCTATGATGGAGCAACTGCGATGTGTTATATCAATGGCATCGAGGTAGGTGCTATGCAACCAACAGCATACACGCCGAGCGCGTTATTCCGCATTGGAGATCCGTTACATATTACTAAAAGCCCGGTCCATTTTTGCCGTCATTTCAACTACGCCCTTTCCGCGGAAGAAGTAGCGGCCCTCTACAACGACGGTGATCCCGCTGGGTATATCGTACCCAAGTCGCGCAGGTTACAGGCTACCCCGTATATACGTCTAATGGCTCCTATGACGACCGATGGTTGGTCGTCATATAATGCGCAATCTATTCCTCCAACTATTGTAGACGGCGCTTTAGCTGTGACATATCCAACAGAGACTGGGCAGGGATATAATAATGGAATATGGAGGCCTCTTTCTGTGAATGTAGAAAATGAATGCTATTTTTTGCTGAAATTCAAAGCTAAAGCAGACGATGACAACACCCGTATCGCTTCTTTCGTCGGAGTGGGATCCGGGCTGCCGTATTACAAGCATGATGTCATTGCATCAACATCGTTCACTGAATATTATGCGGTTTTTAAGAATACGAGAGGAGTGCCTATGACCTCTATCGGATTCTACCCTATTTTCAACACTTCCGGAAATGGTAAATTCTATATCAAAGATGTTAGCGTAACCTTCATAGGGCTCATCGCCGAGTACCTGCCGCAGAATATACGGATCGCCCAAAAACGTGACTTTCCACAAGTAGTATTCCCAGTCGCAAAGTATACGCCGAGTTCAGGCGTTTTTAACTTAAATAACTCATCAGCGATGATAATAAAGAATGATCAGCCTCAAGCGGATGGTTTTTCAGGCGCATACACACGCTTTGATGCCATTACCAGCATTAGCCTGTACTGCGCATATATATCTGATTTTATAAAGAAACAGGCACCTTTAAAAATCACGTTTGAGTATCGGAGCAATCGCATTTTGTACAGCTCCAATATAACTGCATCTCCAGCCGCATCCGATGCCGTCGCAATAGACGTCAATGAGGGAGACGCTAAAATCGCTTCGGTAAGCTGTGGTGTCGGAGCGACCGCTTTTGTTTTTAGCGCTTCGGACCCCGAAGCATGGCTGGAAATGCGCGTACTCTCCATTGAAGTTGCCGAAGGTGTCGCCATTTCCTGGCTCGACAGCGCCAAGCAGCTCCCGCTGAACGACGAATATCTTCCGCCGCTATTGCAAAGTGACGGAGGATATGACCTGACTGCGTCCGGAACGCCGGAAATAATCATCAAATAACGAACTATGAACAACTACGCAAAACTGATCGACGGGCGTATGGAGTACGCCCCCAATTCAATCCGAACCGCCGACGGGCTTGTTTGCAATCCGCGGCCGGACAAACTGATCCCGCTGGGATACAAAGAGGTGATCTTCGACGAGCAGCCGGAACCGTCCGATCCGCCGAAGCATTACCGGGAGGTCTACACAGAGGAAGATGACCGCATTCGGGTCGGCTGGGAGGAGTACGCGCCCGAACCGGAGCTGATGCCGAATCCCGAACAACTCCGAGAGGCCGCATACCGCGCCGAGGCGGACCAATACCTGATGGCCTACAAGGGCTATCTGGCCGAGGGCAACCTCCTCGAAGCAGACGAGCAGAAAGCACTCTATCTTGTCAAGAAGGCCGAGATTAGGGAGCGATTCCCGGATAAGTAACCTGTCGGTCGAACTCTCGAAATACCACAAATATATGAAAAGACTTATCAATAAACTCGTCGGATGGCTCAACGCCATCGCTAAAGACAAATACCAACACTTCGCAGTCGGGGCGGTCATCGCCTCCGCGGCGTTGATCGTGGCCGTGCCGTTGGGCGCCTGGTGGCGGTGGCTGCCCTTGTTGGTGTCGATGATCGCCGTCTTGACTGCCGCCGTTGTCAAGGAGCGCAAGATCGACCCGAAAGCCGACATGCAGGACATTCTATGGACGCTCGCAGGAGGAGGTATGGTGTGGCTGGCAATCTTGGCTGCTATTATTTTTGGATAAATATACCCCAAGTTACTACAATTATAAATAGAGATAGGGGGTAATCCAAATTTAAGGGACGTTTAAGCATGTTTTAAACGTCCCTTAAATTTTGCTTTTTTTGTCGATATTTCAAGATCGGAGGTTGAAATCCGATTATTTCAAAGTGGAATTTTCGAAATGCCGATTATA